AAATGCTGAATTAACAGTTTCTGAAAATAACAATAAAGCATATGAGGCAGAAAAAGATTCATTGAATAATAAAATCATTGCTTTTAAATTTACAACAGATCAATTAGCTTATACAAAAGACTCTCTTGTACAAAAGCTAAATAAAATGAGGAAAGATTTAAATATAAAAGACAAACAAATCAAGGAACTACAATATTTTGCTTCTGAGAATAGAAAGAAGGATTCTATTTTTGTTCATGATACAATCTTTCAAAAGAATGTAGTATTAGACACTTTAATTGGAGATAAATGGGCATCTGTAGAGTTACATGCCGAATATCCTAACTTCTTATCTGTTGACTATTCTTTTCAGAATTCTACTGCTATCTTTACACATACTTCTCGTGTTACAGTAGATCCTCCTAAAAAGTGTTGGATTGGAAGATTATTTCAGAAGAAACAAACTATTGTAGAAATAGATGTCGTGCAAGAAAATCCTTATTGTAAAAATAAACAAAGTAAGTTTATCGAAATAATTGAAAAATAATTTGGATTATTAAAAATTAATTTGTATATTTGCACGAAATTTTAAGAACATATAATGAACTAATGTAAATGGAAATTACGAACGAATATTATGATAGTCTTTTAGAAGAACCTGTAGATAATCAAGAAGTTCAACTAGAAGATCAGCAGGAAGAAGAAATTCCTCTAGTTCCTACCCAAGAAGATGAAGAAATAGAGGATGATTCTAATTCGGAAGATGAAAATATAGAAGATGACTTAATAACAAGTTATCTAAAATCTTACGGTGTTGAAGATCCTAAGAAACTTCAATTTGAAGGAGATAATGGAGAAATCGATGAAGTAGATTTTAATTCTTTATCTAAAGAAGAACAGTTAACAATTCTTAAAGAATTAGGTACTCCTTCCTATACAAACGATGAAATTGCAACTATTCAATATTTAAGAAATAATAATGCGACATTGAAAGATGTTATTGATTATTTTTCAAATAAAGCAATTGAAGACTATCTAAAAGAACATCCTGAAGATGTAAAACAGAAATCTTATCAAATAGATGATTATAGTGATGATGAACTTTATATTTCTGATTTGAAGTTAAGATTTCCAGATCTTACAGATGAAGAACTACAGGATAAATTAGAAAGCGCAAAAGTTAATGAAGATCTATTTGCAAAAGAAATAAATAGTCTTAGAGCATATTATAAAGAGGAAGAAGAAAAACAAGAAGAAGCTAATAAACTTGCAGAACAGCAAGAATATGAACAGCTTAAAAATTCTTTATTAACTGCTGCTAATCAATTAACAGAAATTAAATTTGATGCCGAAGATCCAAAAGATCAAGACGGCTTTGAGATAGAAGACTCAGATAGAAATAAAGCCTTAGATTATTTGCTAAGTATAGATAAAGAAGGAAGAAGTCAGTTTGATAGAGATTTATCAGATCCAAATGCTATTTTTGAAATCGCATACCTTAGAACAAGCGGTAGAGACCTTATAACTCAAACTAGTAAATATTATAAATCTCTTCTTGCTGAAACAAGAAAGGAATTAGCAAATACAAAGAAAGAATTGGAAAAATATACAAAAAAGAACGACAATATCGAAGTCGTGGAACAACCTCGAAGAAAGAATAAAGACGCAAAGACTATTTCTGACCTTTGAGGATAATTATTAACTTTTAAAAAATTTAAAGAATATGAGAATTGGTGGTTTTACTACTGTACGTCCAGAAATGCCCAATACTCGCACTTACGAAGACTTTTCACGGTTTATCGGTGCAAAACCTGCGAGAATCGGTCTTGTAGCAACACTTTATGATCAATATACAATCACTCAGCTTACAGAAGCTTTAATGAACGTATATACTTCTGAAAAAGCTACTAAGAATTCCTGGCAACGTCTTAACGAATTTGTTTACGAATGGGATCTTGAAGTAAATCGTATTAAGAGAGTCCCTATGGTTGCTGCTCCAGAAGGAACTGGAGAAAACAAATGTGATATAATTTTCCGTTTCCCTGAAAATTATTATCAGAAATATGATACTTTCATTATTGAAAAAACTCGTCAACTTGTAATTGTTATGAATCGTCCTCAGAGAATTGCTGATAACTGCTGGATTGTTGTTGGTAAGCTTGTTTCTGATGATTATTCTGAATCTCTTGGCAGTGTGACAGCTGGAGATCTTACCAGATTCGTAACTAATTACATGCCTGAAATGTCAGAGGAAGGTTATACAAAATATACTTCTAATATTGAAAAATTCCGTGGATATATCTCTACTCATCGTTGCGATGTAGACTATTCTGCAATGTATAAACCTATGGAAGATTATTTCATCCAGATTGGTAAAGGTAAAGATAACGATCCAGTTTACAAACTTCCTAAATGCGAAAAGGTTCTTGTAGAAAACTTCCTTCAGGTTCGTGAAGGTAAACAAGCTTGGGGTAAAAGTGATGTTGATAAGAACGGTAATCCTACAATCTTCGATAACGAAATTGGAAGACCTCTTATTACCTCTGAAGGTGCTATTCCTCAGATAGAAAGATTCGCTACTAAGTTTGTATTCAATAAACTTTCTGTTGCATGGCTTAAGAAAGCTCTTAACGTTCTTGTAACTAAATGTGACAAAAAGCTTGGAAATAAATTTGCTGTTATTTGCAACACTTTAATGTGAAATGATGTACAGCAATGCATCGATCTATTCCTTAAAGATCGTCACACTGATGGTGACTTCCTATGGAGTAAAGGAAGTAACGGTTATGTTTCAGCTGGTGCAACTTATGACACTTATGTATATGGTGGAAATGAAATTGGTTTCCGTCTTGATGCTTCTCTTGATGTTGAATTCCCTGATCGTAAATTTGCTCTAATGGCAGATCTTACTCCAGATTCTAAGACTGGAAAACCTGCTATGGCTCAATTTACATTCAAGAATGGCGAATTCATTCAGAATAAGATTCAAGGTGTCGGTGGATTTGATGGATTATCTTCTGGTGAAGTTTCAAGTCCTGTAGCAGCTAGTAAACTTATTGCTCTTGGATACGCTGGTATTGCTGTATTCAACCCTTATAAGTCTGTTATTCTAATGAGTAATAAGACTGAGAACCCTTGGTTCTAATAGAATAATACTATAGATAAGAAAAGCTCCCTTTCGAAAGGGAGGGAGCTTTATACTTTTAGATTAAGATTTTAAACAATGGATTAATATGGAAAATAAAATTATAACTCTAAGGAGTGTATATAAGATCAAAGAATACCATTTACAGCCAACTAAACAGCCAAATGGTTTAAACTGAGATTTTGTTAAACCTGTTAGAGTAGATCATGATGGACAGTCATACATGGTTCTTTCAGAAGCTGAAAGAAACGATCCTAATTCTGCATATTTTATTCCCGAAGATGCAGATATTGTAGTGACTGAGGGAACAACTTTTGATCTCAGCGATCCTCTTCAGTATAATCGTTGGATGGCAATTAAAGATTGCGATTTAATAGTTCCAATGAGAGAAGCTAGAGATGCAAATGGAAAACTTTTAATAGATGGTGATAAAAAGCGTTACGGTATTGCTGAATTATATGTAGATGTAGCAGGAGAAGATTCTGAACGTTCTGTTAATCGTAGAAAACTTATTCATGAAGCAGAAGAATATGTTCTTAATGATTCTCCGAATGGAATACTTGTTAAATGTAGACTTCTTGGAAGAAATATGAAAAATGCTCCATTTACAGATGCACAAGATTTAATGTTACAAGAAGCAAATAAGTCTCCAGAAAGAATTATTGATATGTATACTGGCCAAAATACCGGAATTCAGCTACTTATATTAGAAGCAAAAGAGAAAAATATTTTACGCAAAGTAAATGGATGATTTATGTATGGAGAAACAAATCTTGGAGCTACAGAAGAAGCAGTTCTTCAGTTCCTAAAAACCCCTATGAATAAACCTATCTTTGATGCTTTAAAAGCACATGTTTTTCCTGAATTTGCACAACAACTAGCTAAAGAAAAAGAAAAAGCTAAAGAGGTTCCACCTGTAAATGATACAGAACCTGTAATAACAGATTCTGATCCACTTCCAGAAAACCCAACAACAAAATCTAAATCTAAAAAGTAATAAATAGACTATAATTACGACAGTCTATAATGTTTAACTTAAAATAATTGATATGAAATTTATCGTATACAAAACTACTTGTTTAGTGAACGGTAAAATATACATCGGAGTTCATCAAACTGAAGATCCTAACATTAATGACGGATATATTGGAGATGGAATTTCAACTGATTTTACATATTATATTAAACATCCGAAATGAGCATTTCATTATGCTGTAGCAAAATACGGAATTGAAAATTTTTCTAGAGAAACTTTATTTATATTTGATTCTGAAGAAGAAGCTTATAAAAAGGAGGAAGAATTAGTAAATTATGATTTTGTACAAAGAGATGATACTTATAATGTGGCTATTGGTGGGGAATATATTAAAAAAATAAGTGCTCCAATATATCAATTTGCTATCGACGGTACTTTTATAAAGAAATACGATAGTGCTTATAAAGCTCAAGAGGAAACTGGAATTTGAGATACAACTATACGTACTAGTGCTAGAGAATTGGTGGCAAGATGTGGATACTTATGAAGTTGAGAACCAAAGATCGATCCAAATGAATATTATATTAAAACTTATAAAAAA